CTCGGCGATACGGGCTGCGGCCAGCTCCTCGCGGGCCAGCGCTCGCGATGCGGCGGCGGCCGCGATCTTCTCGGCGGTAGCCCTGGCCAGGCTGACAACCAGGCGACTTCCCAGGGCGACGGCCAGGACACCGGCTATCTGGTCCAGGTGCTGCATGTTGTTGGCCAGGAACGCGATGCCCTGGGCGATGCCGCCGCTGGCGCCCAGCTCCTGGGAGGACTCGCCGACAAACTTCGTGACGCTGTTGCGCAGCAGCTCCATGGCGCGCCCGACCGTGAGCGGGATCTGCTCAAACTCGGCGGCGATGACGGAGGACTGGTTCTCAAGCGCGGCCACCATCTGATCGACGGTCACCTTGCCGTCGTTGACGTGCTTGCGCAGCTCGCCCATCGACAGGCCCATACCATCGGCCAGCGCCTTGGCCAGACGCGGCGAGTTTTCCACGACAGAGTTGAATTCCTCCGCGCGTAGCACGCCCCCAGCCAGCGCCTGGCTGAGCTGGACGATGGTGTTGGCGGTGGCGACGTTGCTGGCGCCGGAGATGGCGAACGTCTTGTTGATGGACTCTGTGAGCGCCAGCTGCCGTTGCTGGGTGATTCCATACTCGGCAGTGGACTGGGACAGGCGCGCGTAGAGGGTGGCGGTACTGTCGAGCGCGGTGGCGGTGCGCTGGGAGATGTTGAACACCTGAGCCGATGCGGTGGCATAGGCCTTGTGCCCATCCGTTGCCAGCTTGAGTCGCGCTGAAATGTTGGCGTAGTTGTCCGCAACGGAAATGAGGGCGCCGGCCGTCTGCGCGCCAATGTAGGTGGCCACCGTCGCCCGCGCCGATGCGAGTGCGCTGGACACAGCAGAGACACGGCGAGCAGTGGAATCCGCCGCCGTGCCGATGCTGGAAATGCCGGCAGCACCACGCCGTGCCTGGTCGCCGGTTGTGCCCGCCGTCGCGCCCAGTCGCTTGAGCTCCGCATCCGATGCCCGAACGGCTGGCACCAGGCGGCTGTTGTCGGCATCGAGGCGGAGGGTGACGGTTGGGTTCACGGGCTATCCGAGGCTTCGCGATGGGCCATGGCCGTGGTGCCGATCAGCACGTCCAGCGATGGCATCAGGTCTGGCAATAGGTGCGGGGCAATGCCCTGGAGGCAGGCAGCGGCTTGGATCTCGCGGGCTTCAATGCCGTCGTAAACCGGGGCGTGCATGCCGGTGATCCAGCGGGCCTTGCAGCGCACGAACAGTTGGACGACTTCCCAGTTCTCATCCAGGACCGGGATAACGCTCGGCGGCTCCTCGCCGCCGCCCCCGTCGCGCAGAAAGTCCGCCGCGCTGACGGCGCCGTCAGGTTCATGGTTCCTGTCAGCGCCGTCAGTGCGTGGACCCTTCCCAATCAGCGCCCGCGCGACGGCTTCGAGTTTTTTACGTGCGCCCGGCCGAACTGGTCGAAGTAGGCGCCGATGATGGCCGGCTGCAGGAAGGCGAAGAACGGACCATTGAAGACTTCTTCCAGGGCGGCATCGCCCTCGATGGCCTTGCCGTCCGCGTCACCCAGGCCAGCGACGCTGACCAGGATCTTGCGCAGGTATTCCTCATCCTCAACGGGGTTGTCCTGGATGGCTTTGATTTCTTCGCGTGCCAGGATCTTGACCTGACACTGGATGGTGCCGGTGGCGAAAACGTTGGGCTGGTCGGTGGGGATGCGCAGTTCCACCGGCAGGTGCACGGTGTTGGTTCGGGCGAGACGGAGCATGGGAAAGTCCTTGGGAAGTGGTTTAACAGCCCCTTGATCGGGGACAGGTCCACTTTGCCCAGGCGCGGCTGCCGTTCGGGACTAAAGCGCTTCACTGAAAAAGAAAGGCCCCGCACAGTGGCGGGGCCGTTGGGAGTGTAGCGCAGTACCTGCGAATTACGGTGGCGTGCTGTCGCCGAACTCGATATACAGCTCATCGCCGCCAGCATCGCTGGCCACGCAGGGACCAGTGAGCTCCCAGCCGTAGTCGCCATCAATCTCGACTTCGTTGATGTTCTCGATCTGGCCGCGAATGCCCAGCTCGCTGTAGAGCTTGCTCTTTTCGGTCAGGCGCAGCGCAACCTCCAGGACGCCGGCCGAGTCGCGCACTGCCCACGGATTGAAGTCAGCCAGGGCCGTCTTGGCCAGGCGCAGCGACCAGGTCGGGGTGCGGTCGCTGATGCCGCTTTCCTTGTGGCTGGTGTACTCCTTCGACGTGATCGTGTTGCCCACGTCCACCGAGAGGGACTTGGCCCACACGACCAGACCCGCTCCCCCATCAACCGTGATCGTGGTGCGGGTGTTGTCCGCGCGCGCGACGGTCGGCACCACGGCGGTGGTGGTGATGTTGGGCAGAGCGTCCTCGGCGATGGTGTCGTAGTCGCCCTGGATGCGGATGTTGCCCTTGAAGCGCTCGCCAACGGCCAGTGCCAGGTTGGTGAGGTTGTGACGTGCGGCGCCGATCTGCTTGACCGTGCCGGCATGCCAGAACTTGGCATCCGAGATCGGGATGTTCGCGCTGATCGGGTTGTAGCGCGTGGTTTTCGCAACAGCATCCTTGACGGCGGTCATGCCAGCGGGCAGCAACAGCGGCGCACAGACGGCATCGGAGTCAGCCGCTGCACCCGGCTTGGTCGGCGGGAACAGCTCAAACTCGCCCTCAATGAAGGCGCGCTTGGCACCGACTGCGAAGGGCTGGCCAGTCAGAAACGCACGATCCACCGGGCGTTCGATCTTGTCGAACTCGGTGCCGCTGCTGCCGTTGAACAGCAACACGCCATCAGCGCTGGCGGTGGGGACAATCGGCACCGAGGCCGATGCGCGCAACGCCAGGGCCAGGCCGCGACGCTTGAAGGATTCCAGGTTGGGCTGGGCCATGGTCAGTTCTCAGGTGAGGTTGCAGAGGAGCGGCGAGAGCGGTTCTGGCTCGATGCCGGCGGTGGCAGCGGCTCGGGTGCTGGAGCGGGTTCGGCGGGCAGTACGGACTCATCCACGAGCTGGCCATCGATCACGCGCCAGGCACCGCCGCTGGTGGGGGTATGCTTGGTAGTCATGGGAGTGGTGTGTGTTGTGTGCGGTAGTTGGTGACGAATACCTGCTGGTTGACCAGCCAGCCGGCGCGGTACTTCTCATCACGACCAGCCTGGAAGCTGAGCGCATCGAACGCATCGACTGGGGTCCAGCCGATCAGCGCTTTGCGGACGCCTGGAATGACTTGCTCATCCATCTGGCGCCGCGCGCCGCTGCCACTGGCCTGGCCGCTGAAGTTGCGCACCATCAGCACCACGCGCAACGTGACATCCACGTTCTGGATGTGCTGATCGCCCGTGTACCGGGGCCGGCCGCCAATCTCGGCGGACGTCACGTAGGCGGCACAGTCCTTGGCTGGCTGCTGGTCCAGGGCCGTGTCCAAGTCGGCGGCATCGCCGACAAGGAGCAGTGCCTGTACGTGATTCCGCAGACGCTCCAGGACGGGCGTGACCGGGAACGGTCCTACAGTCACGGCCGGCCCTCCCGCCCGAACACCTTGTTGCCGGCATGGAAGATGAATTCTCCTGCAGAGCCGGTGGACGTGGTCGGATCTTCGATGCCCAGGTGGAACTTTTCCTGTGCCGTCTCCTGCAGCAGGCGAATCGCGTCACGGTAGTCACGCACGATGGGATCGGTGCGCTCGTCCGTCTGGCGATCAGGGTGCAGCAGGTAGCGCGTGATGCTGCGCGACCAAACGGCCAGCAGCGGCACGGCCTTGGCCAGCGGCAATCTGTAGCGCCGCGCCAGGTAACCGTCGATGATCGCGTCTGCCTGGCGGGTGGCCTCCTGGATGCGCTCCAGGGCCGCATCGGCCTTGGCCACTTCGCTTGGCGGAAAGGCGCTGCGATCACCCCCACGCAACGTGGCATCCATCAGCTCGGAGGCAACCGGGCGCTCATCACGCCCACCCGCCACCTGGGACAGTTCCAGCGCCCCTGGGAGCTCGGCCAGTTGCGTGAGGGTGACGTAGGCCATTACGCGCCGGCCTCCAACGCTGCCTCGATCAGGCTTACACGGTCAGCTGCCAGCTGGTTCGCCCAGGCTTCCTCGCCCAGGCCAGCGGCGGTGCGTGCGCGGGCCTCGGCTTCTGCCCACTTGCGCTTGGCGTTGCCGGACTTGGTTGCCTTGCGTTCGCGAGCCAGTGCCAGTTCGTTGGGATCGTCCGAGGCGGGCAGCTCCGTCACGATCAGTTCGGAGTCGCTGTTGATCGCGTCGAGCTGTTTCTTGTCCAGGTCATCGACATGCACCGTCCGGCCCTGCCGAGTGAAGTGCATGCCGGCACGCCAGCGGCCACGCTCCAGGCGGGCCTTTACCAGGATCTGTTCGGCCATGGGCCGCTCCTTCTGTAGTCGGGGAAGTTACGACCGGCACCCTGTGGTGCCGGTCAGCGGTCGAGGGTTAGAGCAACCAGGCGCTGTCCATCACCTCAACAACGCCCTTCATCACGTTGTCGGTGCCGGCGATCTGGTTGGCGGTGAGGATCTTGGCGGCCTTGAACTTGTCGTTCGGCACGCACACCAGCAGATCCGGCACCAGGCCCAACGGACGGCCGTGGTCGCCCCTGCGGGAAGTGAAGGCCGTGTAGGCCGCCTGCAGGTTCTCCTCGGTCAGCGGCTTGTTGCTGGCGTAGGCCATCTGCCAGAAACCGAAACCGACGTTGCGGCGGCAATCGGCGCCGTAGCGGAATTCCTTCTTGTTGAACACGCCCTCATCGGTATCCGTGTCCATGGAAACGAACTGCGGCTGCTTGCGGTTCTGGAAGATGATCGGCTTGAGCGCGCGCTTGGTGCACAGCAGATACCAGTAGGCGCCATTGCCACCCGAATCCACGTTGCTCTGGACCGTTTCCTTGCCTTCCGCGTCCAGCACCGGGTGATCGGTGTCGAAGAAGTTCTGGCCGTCGTAACAGGCGGTAGAGATGCCGTTCTTCAGCAGCTCGAACGTCAGCTGGTCCGGCTGTGCACCGACCGACTCGCCCATGCTCTGCATGAGCGGGCTGTAGATGCCGAGGTTGTCATCCTCGATGTCATCCTTGTCCACACCAACAGTCAGCTCATACGGCTTGTTCTTGATGGTATAGCCGTGGCTCTGCAGGCCATGCACCACACGTTCGCCGATCCACTCGCGCACGTTGGGCAGCTTGCCCAACCAGCCGTACTCGTTGGACTTGGTGGTGGACGGCACCACCGTGGCAATGCGCTGGAACTGGGACGGTGCCTGGCCGAGGCCGGCGTTGAATGCTGCGTTGAAGGCGACGTACAACGTCGAAAGATTGCCGCGATTGACGATCATGGGATTGTCCTGGTGATAGGGGAACGGGTGGGCCGGCTCAGCCGACCACGATCCACACGCCGGCCGCATCCACGTCCAGGACGACGCCAGCGCGCTTGCGGGCGCCGCTGTTGTCGGTCTTGGACACGGTCTGGTCATCGACGATGTAGGCAGTTGCGCCGATGTCGGCGCGGGCGATGGCATCAGCGCCGGCACTGTTGTCAAAACGGAAGCCAGTGCCGCGCTCGCATTCGACGGTCTCGCCTGCGGCAGTGCCGGTGACGGAGCGGAGTGCAACGCCGACGGCGTCACCGGAGCCGGCAGTGCCTGCCGGCACCGCGTTGCCGTTGGTCGCCAGCAGCGCGATCAACGTGCCGGAGTGGATTTGGGTGCCGGGGTTGGTCGGGTGACCGACGCGGAATGCTTCCCGGCGGGGGGTGTTGCGAGCCTGGGTGGCTGCGCTCATGGCGGACTCCAGTGAGAGGCGGGTGTAGTGCTCAGGCCTGCGCCTGGGCGGTGTCCTTCTTGGATTTCGCGAAGGCTTCGGGGGTGACGCCGGTAGCGCTGCAAACGGCCATTTCAGCCTCGTCCAGGCCATGCTCGTTGGTCGCGCCGGCCGGCTTCTTCCCCCCGGTCTGCGTGCTGGTCAGGGCAGCGATCGGACCGGCTTTATCGAGGAAGGACGACAGCGCGGCCAAGTTCTGCTTGCCCAGGTCGATGGCCCATTCCTTCATGCCCGGCAGCAGGCGGCCATCAGCCAGGCCAGCCTCGACCAGGGTGCTGACCTTGTCAGCGGTGCGCTCGGCGGACAGAGCGGCGACCTGGCCGCGCACTTCCTCCAGGGCGGCAATGGGCACGAACTTGGTCGGGTCCGGGGTGGCGGTGGCCTTGCTCTTGAGGGCACTGCAGGCCGCAACGGCCGGCTCACCCTCGGCGCCCAGCTCGGCCTGCAGTCGGCGCAGCACGCCCAGGCTGGTGGTCAGGGAACTGCAGGCGGCGATGGCGTCGGCTTCGGAGGTGGTTTCGGGCAGGCCCAGGGCAGCCAGGAAGGCTTTCAGCAACGGGTTCATGGAGGTTTCCTTGTCAGGATCGATGTCGTGGGCAAAGCAAGCCGCTGCGCGCAGCTCCATGGCCTGCATGCCGTCGATGGCGGGGTCATTGGTGAAGGCGGCCATCTGCATGGCCAGCACCTCGCCGGTGGTTTTGTCGTAGAGGAACACCGGGGAGACGTAGCGATAGGCGCCGGTTCGGATCTGCTCCGCAGCCTGGGGAGTCAGCTCGGTGGTGGCCCAGAGGCCAGATCCCTCGCGCCATTGCAGCGCACGCATCCAGGCAGCGGCCGGCGCGGGCTGCCCGTTGGTTTCTTTGTGCAGGGTCTGGTGTTCGTAATCGACCACTGCCGGGTTGACGCGAGCGTTGAAGCGCTCGATCACGCGAGCCGCCACCGAGGCGTCGATGTACCAGGCGGGGACATCCATCTTTCGCCCGTCACTGGGCTTGAAGTGACCGGCAGGGGTCAGCTGGATGGAGATGATGCGGTCATCGCCCACGGCGTCGGCCTGCAGCTGGAAGCTGCAGGCAGCCAGGGCAACGGCGGTATGGAGGTGGCGGGCGGGCTGATTCATCCCCGCCAGATTCGCCGCCCTTGATCAGGTGGCGGGACTAAAGCCCTTCACTGCTTTTCGGGTGCGGCCCGATGGGCGGGATGTCGGCAGGGACTCTACACCGGACCGGGCGATTTTTGTCCTTCGCCGGGGTGGTCACTTGAACAGTCGCCTTCAAGGGCGTTTGAAAGGCGTTTAAATCGACCGCCGCTGCCCGCTGGGGGTGGGCCATGGACGGTGGCCGCGCCCAGGGGGCCTCCACGGGCCGTACAGGCCGTTTTAGGCGGTGGGCAATCCAGCGGGGTCCGCGTCCAGTTCCAGCCAGGCGACGGCCAGGCGTTCGATGCTCTGCTCATCCTCGGCGCTCAAGCCCATGAAGGGACGGGCCGGCAATCCAGGATGATTCACCTTGGCCACGAACGCGGGTCCGTCCTTGCCATCCTTTCCCGAGCGCGTCTGCATGCCGGGCCAGTAAAGCGCCTTTCCGTTCTTTGCTCGGATCTCGTATGGCTTGGTGCCTTCCTGGTGCCAGCGCGCCTGCTTGGAGTCGGCGCGGATCTCCACCCAGTCAGGGCCCGACAACGGGTGGATGCCGTCACGGGTGCGGCGGGTATCGTTGAGCGGGGTCCGGCCCGATCCATCGGCCAGCGGCTGCCAGGCAACGCCGTCCGGCCCAATGCCGGTATCGAATCGGGCCTGTGTGCTTTCAGTCAGATCCTCGCCAACCTGGGCCATCAGGCCTGACAGGTTGACGCTGCGCTCCAGGAGACGGGCAAACCACTGTTCGGCCTGCCGCGCATCGATAGTGAGAATCAGAGGTTCATTGGCCATGGTATTCTCCGCAAACGGGCCGGGGCCAAGCCGCCCCCGGCGTAGCGGCTCCGCCGCAATCCTTCCACAGGGTGGGCCAGCCCCCGAGGCCCTGCAGGAAGCGCCGCAGAGCGGACTGGCGCGTCTGTAGGCAAAGGCTCATTCCTCCGGCCGTCCCCATACCAACAGCCCCTGCCGCGAACGCGGCTGAGCCTTGCTGCCACGGAAGAAGTCGAACGATCCCCACACCCCGCCTGGCAACACCTCGGCAATCACTGTCAGGGCGTAGCGCTTCTGCGCGCCTCCTTCGGACTCGGTGACTTCGATCCGCTTGACGTAGTAGCGGCGCAGGCCAAGCTGGCCAGCCTCGTTGCGGGCGAAGTTGGCCCACACCTCAAACGGGCTCTGGATCGTCTCGGCCAGCAGCGGCAGATACTTCTCCCGACCATCCAGGCGTGACGGCTTCTCCAGCCAGTGCTCAATAACCTGGTCGGTAAGCAACACCTCGGCCCCGGATGGATCGGTGAGCGTGGCAGTGCGGCCGTACAGTTCCTGCCAGGCCTGGCGCACCTGTTGAGGATCACGAATACCCGTGGGCAGCGGCCGCGCAATCGCAGCGTCCAGCGGAACCTGGGCAGGGCGCCCGTAGTCCTCGGCGCTTCGCCCTGGCACCTCCGACCACTTGGCCGCTGCTTCCTTGGCAAGCGCGCTGTCGGCGATGTGGCGGCCGCTGGCGGCGTGGCCGACGTGATACGCCCACTCCGGTGGCGGGTCGCCCTGGATGGGCGCTGGCGGCTCGCTGACCTTCCAGCCCATGGCCTTCATCTTGGCGGCCGATACGCCCAGCACCGTGCAGCGACAACCCCAGCCATTGGGCGTGTAGTGGGTGTCCCACCAGGGATGGTCGGACGGCAGGATGACGCCATCCCACGCCTTGTGCTGTTCGCGCGGGTTGCGCATGGTGTTGTGCTTGTAACGCAGGAACGGGAAATTCTTGAGCGTCTCCCAGCGGCCGGCCTGGTACGCCGTTCGCAGGTTGGTGTGGTAGATGGTCGCCGTGCGCCAGGCTTGCCCGCCTGGGCTGCCTTCGCCGGTCCAACCACGCCATCCGTTGCGCTGGACGATGTCCTGGAAGCGAGCGCGGAAATCCTCCAGCGTTTCGCCCTGCGTAATGGCTGCATCCACCGCTTCGCGCAGATCGGTCAACAGCGCATCGCGGGTGGCGCCGGCAACGACAAACGCCCGCGCGTGCTGCCCGTGCATCAGGTCATCCCACCGTCGCGTCGGAAGGTTCACCTTCCCGCGAAAGTAGCGCTCCGCTTCGGGCATGCTCCCGAAGTTGCCCCGGATCTCAGCCACGGCTTTCGTCCAGGGCATCGAGCATGCCCGCTGCACCGGCAATAGCCAGGGCGTGCTGCATGGCTTGGCCGAACTGGGCCACGCTCAGGTTGGGCAGCAGGGCCAGCAGGCCATCGCGGATCTGCTCCAGATCCTGCGCGCCATCCACCAGCTCGCGAATCGCGCCCACCCATTCGGCCACCACCGGGTCGAGCTCGGTGGCCACCAGCTGTGCCAACTGGTCCTCGCGGTCACGCGACGACACGGAGACGGGCCGGGCGGCCGCCGCCGCAGGCCGGGTACTGCTCAACGCCACCTGATCCGTTACTGCGGGGGCCTGCCCCAACACCGGCTCATCTTTGCCAGCTTCTGGAATGCCCAATTCGGTGTGTGCCCAAGCGCGGGGGATCTGCATGCCCATGGCGACCATCGCGGGCAGCGCTGTGGCATAAGTGCCGATGTCCTTGATCTCGGCCAGGTCAAACACCAGGCGCGGGCAACGGCGATAGTCACCCGGCCGCACCAGCCCGTTGAGCACTGCCAGTGGGTAGATCAGGTCACGCGACAGCGTGCTGGCCAGCTGGCCAGCGTCTGCATCCTTGATTTCCTTGCGCACTTCGTTGTGCACCGTTCCCAGCGCATTGGTGCTGGTCTTGCCATCGGCCTGGCTGGTCAGCGTGCCGCCCAGGATGGCCTTGCTCTGGCTGCGTTCGCACCAGTTCATCATCAGCTCAAAGGCCTGGGGATCACCCTCAGCAACAGCGGGAAACTCCATGCTCATCCCCTCGGGGATGATACCGGCCGCGTTGTGGCCGATTTCCATCAACGCGCGCAGCAGTGACATTTTCTCGCGGTCGGATGCTCCTGGCGGGTACTTGCCGATCCGCATCGGGATGCCATAGACCTCCAGGAACTCGGCCAGGTCGCCGACGGCGTAGTTCTTGAACAGGTACGGCCACACCAGCACGCGGAACAGCGCAGCGCGCTCCAGATAGCCGCTCTTGGCCTTGTGGGTGTGGGTGATCCAACCAAACGGGCGCAGGGCTTCGCCTTCGCCAGTGCCGTTGCGCAGACGGATCTCCTGGCGATAGCCGCGGTGCAGCTGGAACCACGACTGCGGCCGATGGGTGATGGACTTCGGCAGCCACTCCTGGGCGCTGCGATCCCATTCGATTTCAAGGTTGGCAAAGCCCTTGCCGATGGCGTCGGTGGTATCGAACACGATGCCATCGAAGTCATCGATAGCCAGCACCATCGCCTGCAGCTGCTCGGTTGCCTTCTTCTCGGCTGCACTGGCGTTGGGCGGCGCACTGATCTTGAACGGCAGCCCGGAGACGGCGCGGCGGCGCTTGGACATCTCCGAGAAAACGTGAGCGTCGCGCTCCTCGATGTCTTCAAACAGCTCGTACTGGCGGATCAAATCCCCCTGTTCGGCCGCCAGGAGGATCGAGGCCAGCCGGCTGGGCGTGAGGCCGCGCGAGGGGTGTCCCTGGAACTCACGCTGCAGTGAGGTGGCGTGCGCAGTCTGAGGCTGTGCCAGGTCGGACACGGCGAAGGGCTGGCCATCGGGGCCAAGAATGCGGGTTTGGTTCACCATGCTTGCGGTTCCGGCAGATTGAAATCATCGTCCTCGGGACGCTCGTGCCCGTGGCTGGCCACGGAATCAAAGCCGCGCACTGAGCGCGGCACAGGGGTCCAGTCCATCTCGGCACCTGGATGGCGACTGGCGTAGTACATGAGGGCAACCGCGATAGCCGAGTCGCTATGGCGCTGGCCACCATCGCGCCCAGTGGTCCGCTCGGGCACCCTGGCCACGCCCTTGATGACTCGCACCACGCGCAGGTCTGCCATCGTGTCCTTGTCACGCGGCAGGGAAATGGTGTCGTCCTCAAATGCCTTCTTGACTGGCGGCATGTGCTCTCGATACCAGCCCTCGGTGGCCATGACCAACTCGACACGGCTATAGCCGAACTCCTGGGCGAGGAACTCTGCGAGTGCATGACCATTACCGCGCGCATCCACTGCAGCTTTCACGAACCGAGGCAAGCGGTGGATAACGTACTTGGCTACCTGTTCCTGCTGGCGGTGCGGCATGTTCCGCAGTTCCAGGATGAACGGCGCTTTGCGCTTGAGCGTCTGGGTGATCTGCGCTGGCACCATCACCGACAAGTCACCTGACCGGCCGAAGTCCTGGCCATAGACGCTCTGTAGATCAGGGTCCAGCTTGTCCAGGTGCGGTCCGACTTCGTCATCCAACCAGGTCTGCACGGTCTCCCATCGGACGTGGTCGCTTTGCTGCTCAAAGCCCTTGGGACAGGTGTAGCGCAGCACCGGGGCATCGGTCATGCGCGCCTCGATCAACGCTGCACTGAGCCATGCGCCACTGCCCTGCGACGGAATGCAGTCCAGCTCCTCGGCGGCGGCATCGCCATAGGTGCCGTACACCTCGGCGATAAACTCCTCCTCGGCTTCCTGCGACCAGGTCTTGCCCAGGCGCATGCAGACACGGCGGTAAAGGCCTTCTTCGACCGCCTCACGGAAAGGCACGCGGTGGATCGATCCGCGACGACCACCCGCGCGGATCTCCTCGATCAGCTCATTGAATGCGTTGTCATGGCCATCATGGGTGGAGATGAGGCGAACTTTTCCGCCCCACACCAGGAACGCAACAGCTGCCTTGAGCAGCTCCTGCAGATCATCGACGAATGCGGCTTCGTCGCCCACCAGTACGCCCTGGCGACCACGCAACTTGCGCGGCCGGCTGGCAAGTGCCGTGATCTTGAATCCACTTTCCGGAAAGCGAATGGTGAAAGTCTTGATGTGCTTGTCATCTTCCTCCTCATCCCAAAAGCCTTCCTCCACCAGTCCGGCCGCGTAGTTGAAGGCCTTGGCCCACATGGCGCACGCCTGGATGTATTCCTCGGTCATTTCCTTGTCGGTGGCGAGGTAGTACACGTTCTGACCACCCGCGCTCTTTGCACTGGCAGCAATCAGCACGTTGTCGGAAGCCTCTGCCCAGGTGATGCCGGTACGGCGTCCCTTCTCCATGAGTTTGAGGTTGGCGGGATCGGCGATCCAACGCTGCTGATACGGCATCAGTGCCGCAGGCACGTGGGCGGCGGCAGTGTTCGGCACAAGCTGGCGGGCGCGCTCATTCATTCGGTGCGGATTCCCAGGATCTGAGAGCGAATGTCGGCGGCGGCAGCGGCGGACAGTCCTCCGCTCTTGACGACCTTCTCCAGCTTGGCGGCCTGCTCGCGCACCATGGCATCGCGCGCTTCCTGCATGATGGCGCGCCGCACATTGACGCTCACGCGCTGGGTGTCCATCGCGTCCTTGGCAGCGCGGGCCAGTTTGCGGATCTCATCAATGCTCACATCCTCCTTTTCGTGAGCCCGCAGCGCCGCATTGGTGGCCAGGGTGGTGATGGCTTGGCCGAGGAGCGCGCCAGCCTTCTCGCCCACACCTTCGCCCAGCTCGCCCACCACAGCCTGGGACACTGCCTCAATCTCCCGCATGCGAGCCGTCAGCTCAGCAAACCCCGCACCATAGCGATGCAGGGCGGAGCGCGAGATGTCGGCCGCAGGCTGTCCTGGGAACTGCTGTTGCAGTGCCTCGATCATCTCGGCCAACGTGAGGCGATCTTCGCGCAACAGCTTCTCGATGAACGTGCGTTGTTCTGCGGGCAGGCGCTGAATGCTGGACTTGCCGCGACGGCGTGGTGTGGTGCTCATGTCGTTACCGGGGGCTGGGGCGGCTGACACCGGGCACACTGGCCATGCCACGCGAAACGTCGTGACCGCGAGCGCTCAGCTCAGCAACCATCACGCCCGGCACGGGCTCATCAACGCGCACCAGCGATTGCTCGCTCAGCCAGGTCAGGTCGGTCAGCACGTCATCGCGGCTGGCGGCCACGGCCAGGACGTTGAGGCCGGCATGCAGTACCGAACTGTTGGCGCGGTAGCCGTTCTGTTCCGAGAGCAGCCGCAGCAACACCAGGCGGCGGTCCTCGCGGTGGCGCTCCGCAAAGGTCTTGTGGGACATCAGTCTTTCTCCATGAGGTGTTCTTGGACGGTTTCGAGCATGCGATTGGTGGCGGCTGCCATGCCCTCCAACCGGGCAATTCGGTCAAACAGTTCGCCGGTTTCCTTGTGGGTCAGGTGGTGTGCGTGCTGAACCTCCAGTTTCGTGACTCGATCAGCCAGGCCGGAGTGGCGCCACCAAAGCACCACGCCGACCAGGAGGTTGAGCGCGACCAGTCCAGCAACCAGGACCAACAGCCCAATGACGATGGACGCATCCCATGCGGCGGCGGCGATCATGGGTGGAACCCTGCGCCTGCGCAGGCGGTGCAGTGGCGGGTGCCTGGCACTGCCTGCAGGCGACCGACTGGGACGATGGCGCCACACTCCTCGCATTCGGCATCGCACATTGGCTTGGGCACTGGTTGAGGGTTGAACTGCGGGCGGCTGTGCCTGAATCGATCCCAGGCGCGTTCGGTTACTACGTCGGCCTGGTCAGCGTCGTCTGCCACTCGGGTGCCTCTTGCCTTGAATGATTTCAGTCAGGTCCACCGCCACGGCGCGAAGCGTGGCCACGCGCCCTCGGTTGATGAGCCCTGCGTTGCCTGGCTGCCTGCTGCCGCTTTCGGCATCGCGAACCATCTGCTCGTACTCGTTCCGCAAGCGGGTCAGGTCAGCGACCTTGATCGTGGGTTCCGCCTTCACGGGCGCAGGCCTCCACGGGCAGCTGCAGCTGGGTGACCGCTGTGCAGTACCAGCCCCAGGCGGTCGCCTCCCAATCCGACACTGCCTGCGTCAGCCTTCGCTGCTGGTTGCGGCAGTCGTGGTACAGCGCCGCGACCTGGTCGTGATTCCCCAGCAGGGTTTCCCAGAGATCGTCCTTGGCTGCCGGCAGCTCCGGGCATTCGGCCTTGAGCGTTGCCGGCATTGGGGGCACGGGCGGCAGAGGCAGCGGCGCCTGCGTTACTGCGGTTCCAGTGCTGCAGGACATCAGCCCCGGCGTGACCAGTGCGCAGATCAGGGCGATTACGCAGGAGCGCAGCGAGCGCCTCTTGCTGCTGCAGGTTGAATTGACGTTGGTTCTCACGGTCCAGCTCCTGGAGCTCGGCAATGTGGTTGAGGCGCTGGGTTGCGCGGTAGTAATTGGCGGTTGCCTGGGCCGATTGGGTCTGCAGCGTCTTGGCCGACTGCTGCAGTTGGCGCAGCTGCAGCTCCAGGCCCTGGCGCTGCTCGATGGCCGCCGATCCGGCTGCCCAGCGATGCCCCGTCGCAAACCCGATGCCGAGCAACGCGGCAACGGTCAGGCACAGCACCAACAGCAACGAGAGGAAGCGATAGGGGCGGGTCGGGTCTGCGATCAGGGGCATGTGGCCACCCCCGTCCAACCGGCCGCGAGATACGCTGGCTCCAGTGTCAGCAGGATTCGTTTCGGATAGCCGGTGTTCTCTCTGTGCGCCCACTCTGCTCGGGCCCGGTACGGCTCGACAGCCCGCCAGTCGTTTGCATCCACTCCCTTGGTGTACGCCAGCGCTCGCTCGCGATTGAGCGCCTTTTCACCGCCGTTGTACGCGCGGAAGGTAAAGGCCCACCGGCTGCAGCTGCTCATACGCCCCTGGCTGTACTCGGCGACGCGGTCGAACAGCCAGCGGTCATACAGCGCGGCAGCCAGGATGGCCTGCTGCGGGTTCCAGGGATCGAATCCCGCCAGGTCGGTCGGATAGATCGTGGCGATCCAGCGGGCCGTGGACGGCATGAACTGGGCGATCCCCTGGGCACCCACAGGGGAGCGCGCATCTGCCCGGAATGCGGACTCCTGGTGCAGCTGTGCGGCCAGGCGCGCCGAGCTCGCGTTGACGCCCCATGCGCGGGACGCTGCCTGTTCCACGCGATGTCGATACAAGGCGGATGCCGGGGCAACCTTGACGGTGGCGCGGGCGGTTGCAGCTTCTGCCTTGCCGCAGATGGCCCAAGTTACGATGGCCACAAGCACCAGGCAGACCGCGATGGCCAAGCGCAGGCCGGGATCGGGGCGGCCGTGCCGGGTCATCCGATCAGCCCTGCCGCAATCATGGCCGCAGCGATCAGCGTCACGCGGCGGGTTTGCGCCATCGACTTCTCGATGCCATCGAGATACCTGGGATCAGCGCCACGGAACAGGGTCAGGTCAACGCCGTGGCCGATTACGGCCGCCATCGTCAGCTTGGCGGCCGCCCAGGCGTAGGACGCCACCAGGATGGGATTGAGGATGGCCACGCTGGCCAGCAGGAACAGGCTCAGCGCCAGCCACAGCCAGATGTAGCCGATGCGGTCGAACAGCGAGCCGAGGTAGGCGATGGCTCGGGTACGGCGATTGTTGGGTTCCATGTGCACTCCGCTGTGTGGGTAAGCGGGGTGCGTCCGTGCTGCGCACGTTGACCGTCCCCCGGTGCACACAGCTTCCGCGCGCGCGAAAGTGGACGGGGACTAAAGTGCTTCAATGAAAAAGCCCCGCATATGCGGGGCCTTTGTAGGGATACTGGCAGGTCTAGTCGTGTCGCGCACACGCCCGTGGGTAGTCGCGCCAGAGTATGGCATCCACACTCCCATCGTCCTGACCCGGATCAATGACCGCAGCGACCGGATCGACCATGAAACGGCGATAGCCTTCTGGCCCGAACGACACCCGTCCGCAGACAGTGCGCTTGTCCACTCCTATGCGGACATCCGTGAATGCCGCGACGGTAACGCCGGCCTTCTCCATGATCGCGCTCTTGGCAGAGGCGATCTTCCAACTTGAGTAACCCCATACGGACCAAACGAGGCACCCCAGCACCACCGCCGCAATCACTGCAACCACGGTCCACTCAACTTTGCCCAGCACCGGCCGACTCATCATCTCTCCTTAGAAATCAAAATTCCGCTGCACCCTGGCAAGGTGCAGCTGGCGTTGCTGACGAATGATCTCGTAGACCCGAACCTCAGTAAGGCCATACTCGGTCACCAGCTGCGCAATGTTACCGCGCTTGGCCTTGCGGTAGATTTCTGCGTCCCGCAGGGCATTTCGCAGTCGCATCCCCTGCGGGATGTAAATCTGGCGGCCGCCGGCATACTCGGCCTGCGCCAGCATGCCGGCAAGGGCCAGCCTGGTGGCCTGTTCTTCATCCAGGCCGGCGCGACGGAACGCAGCCTCCATGACCGCGACCAACGCAACCAGGGTGCCCTCCCATTGCTTTTCGGTCAGATCCAGCGGTGCGGCCGCGATCAGCTCGGCGGCTGCATCGGCGTCCGGTGTTCCGACCCAATCGCGTTGCTCGATCATCACTGTTCTCCGTACTTCTCGCGCGCCTCTGCGCGCTCGCGCTCGGCATCGTCGTCGGACATCTGGCCCAGCGACACCATCTGGCTGATCCAGGCCAAGCGCTGATCCAGCCTGGATTCGCCAGCACCTGGATTGACGCGTGCCGTGGTGCCCAGGTGCCGACCTGCGCGGGCGTGTTCCTCTCGTTCGCGCTCAGCGGCTGCATCGGCCTGGTCGGCCAGGCCGAACACAACCGCGCGCAGATAGCCGTGCGACTCCAGCGGTAGGGTCAGGTTCGGCCGAGCCACCAGCATCTGATCGATGCCCGCCACCCAGTGGCGAACCTGCGCCGGGCGGCGGATGCCGCCGCGTTCGTCCTTGCAGACGGTGCCAGAGGCGACCAGGTCGGCTACGTCCTGGGCGATCTTCACCGCGCGCCCCATTCGCAGGCCTTGTTTGGCCGGTTTGAACAGGCCCAGGTAGGCCAGCACCGCTCGGCCAAGCTCGGGCGGCATCGCCGCCACGATAACCGCCAGGCGCTTGCCTTCCTCTTCCAGGAGAAACGCATTGATGTGGCCCTGACAGCCACAATCGGGACAGGTGGCTCTCATCAGTGCGTCCGCTGATCCTTCAACGTGAAGATGGGCGGGGCGTCCAAGCTACCCAGGGCTCCCTCCAGAAATTCCCTCACATACGCATCCTCTCGCCCGTTGGCGCGCAGCAGTTCAATTCCGACCAGCACAACGCTGGTCAGATACTGAATTACTTGCGGCGGGGGGAGTGTCTTGATGCGCTCGAAGGTCACGCGCAGGGCCTCGCCGGTGGCCTTCTGCCGTTCCTGTTCCCGCTCGGCGTCGCTTACGGTATTGCTCATCCTTCCCTCCGGTTGCAGTCGATCTGTAGCGCAGCAATCAGGCTGTGCAGCTGGTCATGTTTGAGAAACTCCAGGCGGTCCACTTGAAACATGCGCACTGACATCGCGTGCGCGTAGCTCCAGGGACGTTTGGCGCTGGCCAGCAGCGCCTCCACCTTTCGCAGCATCGGAACCTGGTCGATGTTCTTCGGGCGGTCAGGGTGCGGCTTGCCCGGCTTTGCCTTCCAGCCAAGCCGGGTCAGCTCAGCCAGCACCGCATCGCGCTCGCTCGGCGACATCTGTGTGGATGACTGCTTGCCTGTCACGCGCTGCAAGAGCGCGCGATAGCCCGGCTCATCCATGCCGAGCTCCTTCTGCGCAACCTTGATCTTGGCGATCTGTGCGCGACGTAGGGGGTCGGTTGACGGCTTCATAGGTGACCCTCCGGCACCCGTGCTGACCATCCAGCGCGGATCAGCTCGATGCTTGTGCAGGTGCGACTGAGGTGACGGCGCAGAGCCGCTGCAGAAGGCCAGCCCGGATCGTAGATCGTTCCCGTTCCCTGCTTGACCATGGCGGCAGTGCGACGCTTGCCCAGGCTCTTGACCATTCGCGCTTGCTGAGCCCTGCTATAGAGGCAAATCTTAGAGGGGCGGTAGAACTTGGCGCCGATGGGGCTGCTTTCCTGCATGTACTCCTGCTTGATCTTCCCATCAACGAACACGACAACTGCGTATCGCAGCGTTTTGATCTGTCTTACCTGGATCACCAGCCGATGGTCATCGGCGATCAACTCCACGTCACCGCCGTAGGGCGTCGCAAGTGCCTTCTCGACTTCCGCCCACTGTTCTTTGCTCAGCGGTGACTTCTTATGCGCCGACATCGCGAGGCTCCTTATCGCGGAAGCAAACGAGGGTCGGGGCGCTGATGTGGCGCACCAGGCGCCAGGGGAACACGTCACCACGGGCCTCGATGTAAGCGGCCGCCCGCTGGATGCACCCCATGGCCTCTGGAGAGCGCGGATCGTCGGCGCAGCCCAGGTCATAGAAAATCAAGCCTTCGATGTCCTGCTGACGGGCAAACAGCTCGATGTCAGCGCGCACGGTCGCATCCGCCACAGCCAGTGCCAGCTCGGCGAGCTCGGAAGGAACGCGGGCGGTCACAGTGCCACCGCCGACAGGTCGAGGGTGATGGGCTGATAGGCGCCATCCTTGTCCCGCTGGTACACGCGGACGTAGGATTTGCTCCCCATGACCTGGACAGCTTCGCCAATGGCGCGCATGGCTTCCTGCCAGCGCGGATCGTCAATCTCCAGACGCCGCAGTTGCAGCACCTGCCCGGTGCGGATGTTGCCCTGCTGATCGACACGGAACGCATCGTTGATGATGGTGCGGATCTCGGTGCGTGCGCCTTCGGTCCACTCTGCCAGACACTGGTCGATGAGTGCCTTGGCAGCCAGCAGACGTTCGTCAAACTTGATCGTCTCCTGGAACTGGCGGATCACCTTGTATCGGCCATCGTAGGCCACCAGCGTGACGTTGCCCTTCTTGCCGCCGATGTGGACGCGGTACTGCTCTGCGCTCAGGGACACGAACGCGGCAATGCTGTTGAAGGCATGGCGCTTGAAGTCGGCCATGCGCTTGTGCAGATCCTGGGCGCGCTCAGCGAGCTCCTGCACCAACTCATCGCGCAGCTTGTCGATTTCCTTGATGTGCTGTTCCGGGACCAGGTGCCCCTTGGCGTCTTGTCGATAGCCTTCGGGAATCGCGTTCGCTTGCATGGGTGGGGTTTCCTTGTTCATCAGGGGGTGAGGTGGTTACGGGCTTCGCTGAGGGCGCCATCGCACTGCATCAGCAGTCGCAGCAGGGGCGTTGGCAGCCCGGCAGCGCGGGCATCCAGTGCCGTTTCCAGAACGTCCTTGGCAATGGCTTCCAGGCGTCGATCCACGGCGAGCGCTCGGGCGTTGTGCAGTGACCGCTCGCAACCGGCCGGCGCGGGCTCCGGCACGGCAGCAAACTCGGTGCCCGTGGAGCCACGGACCAACCAGAGCATCTGCGGATCATTGCCTTGGCGTTCGACCTGGTTTCGGTCGATCAGCTCCTCCAGGGTGTCGTCGATGTCCAGCGGACGCGCATCGTGCAGGGTGGTGGCCAGCTGGACGCGCGTCATGCAGCCGCCTGCCTGGTCGATTGCCTCCAGGATTCGCTGCAGCAGCTGCTGCAGCGACTTGGGAAACGGAACATGCTTCGTCATGGTGTCTTGCTCAATGCAGCCCACTGGTGGGGGTGGATTGGCACACGTCCCACTCCACCTGGCAGCCGTGGAATGGGGTCGCCATCTTCGTGCGGGTCACCAGCTGGCCCTTGCGCTCGCGGATGTGCTGGGCGCCCACCAGCGAATCGCCGCGCGGGCGGTCGATCACGATCACGGGCCGAGCGCCAGTGATCGAGACGGAACGAGCCGTGAGGCCCTTGTCGGCCAGGGCATTGATGGCCTCCAGCGCGGCGGTCAGCTGGTGCTGGATGGCGGTGCGGTTCTTGTCGGTGATGGTCACGGGAGACGCTCCTGGTTGTCGATTGGTGCCGTTTGAGCGGCGCTTGCGATGGCTTCATTGCTCCTCTGCAGCAACTGGCCGATGGTCAGCGAATCGAACGGGGTGGCCAGCGCATAGCAGCGCTGGACGATCAGGCAGCGCGCCGGCAGTGCATCCGGTGATGCGAGCCTGGCGATGCCGCCCACAGCCGACACCAGGTCGGCCGTGAGATGGGAAATGGACGTGGTCACACCAGCACGCCCAGTTCTTTGGCCGCGTAGCGGATGGACTCGCAGCAGATCCGCTCGTTCTTGGCCTGCGAGTAGATCGAGGCAAGGCGCAGCACCTTGTTCAGGACGCGGAGTGCGCCCGGAAGGTCGGCGATCTGCCGGATCTGATCGCGGCAGCCGGCATCGGCGATGTTCCAGGCGTCAATGATCGCGTCGGCGTCACCCTTGACAACCTTGTGAATGACCAGTCGCTTGCCGACCCGGCTATACAGGCGATCAAGGAACGGAGCGCGATTGCCGCCCGTCATCTGCGTGATGACACGATCATTGCCACACAGCACAAGGCCGATGCTGGTCTGATCGTTGATGGCGCGGACCATGTCCAGCGCCTGCACGGTCAGGTGCTGTGCTTCATCCAGGATCAGCAGACCGCTGGTGTTGCGCACCTTCTGGAAGATGGCCCGCTGGATGTAGGCGGCGGAGTTAACCAGGTCGCGCAGGCCCATGACTGCGGCAATCTCTTGCAGGCAGGTAAGCACGCCACCAGTGGCCGGGGTCAATTCGACGTGCCAGACGTTCGGGCTCACGGCTGCATAGCGCTTGTTCGTGACGGTCTTGCCCAGGCCCGCGCCGCCAGCGATCACGGCAATGTCGCCTGCCATGTGGGCGTACTGAAGGACAGCGCGCAGCTTCTCGCTGGTCGGCGTGGTGACGAACTCGGGGCCTTCGGGCAGCTTGCCGCTGCTGATGCGCTCGTCGCGGACATTGAGCCAACCGGCCAGCTTGCGAGCCACGTTTTGCTGGTTGCCCCCATAGGTGCCGCCCAAGAACTGCGACAGCGTGGCGCTGCTGATGTCCGATTCCTTTGCCAAGCGGGCCTGGCTCAGGTTCTTGTCCTCTTCCAGGGTGATACGCAGACGGTCGCGCAGATCGGCGAGCTGCTCCGGTGAAAGTTCTTCGGGGGTGATCGGGGTGACGGCCAGATTCATCGTGTTGGGTTCCTTGGATTGGTGCGGGTGCAGCGGGGCAACGGGTGGAAGGGGCGGACGTTTGAGGGCGGCGAGCTTCGATCTGCGGCGGGCGATGCCACCGCCTGGTGCTGTCGCTTTCGGGTTGGTCCGGGTGTCTACGCCGGATCTGAAACGGGCTTGTGCTTGGTGGCGAAGTGGGTGCGAACCTTCATTGCGAATGCGCTGGAGGTAGGCCTGCCGACGCCGGTAGCCGGTGGCGGGGTTGCTTTGCATCAGGCCTCCCCGTCAGGCGTGGTCCACAGGCTGTTCCGGCGCTGCTGGGCCTGCATGCGATCCATCAGCGACACGAACGCGCTTTCGTTGTCGTCGGTGCCGGTGCGCAGCCGTTCGGCGGGCTCGGCTTCCTGTGCGCGCGGCGGCTGCCGACGACCGAACAGTGGCGCGATCACGCCTGCAGGCGGCAGCGATTCGGGCATCGGCGACGGCAGCTGGTTGGCCACGCTGGCCGCTTCCATCCGGCGCTCCGCGTCCAGCTGCTTACGTGTTGCCTGGCGGTATTGCTTCTTTGCCCTGGCGTGTTCGCGGGCCGCGCCTGTATCGGCGAAGCCAACGGCAGCGATGCAGTCCAGCTGACCGATGTAGACGTTGGCCAAGGTGTACGCATGCACAGCCTGGTGCAGATGCTCGGGATCAAAGCGAAGCATCACCTTCTGACCTGCAAACGGCGCGATAGCGTCGCTCCAGTACCGATTGCCGGACAGGCGAACGCTGCTATCACGGCGGTCACAGGTGACCACGTCCGTGGACAGGAGCATTTCCCGCAGCTGCTCAGGCGATGCCTTGCGGATCGTGGACTGCGCATAGCTGGACTCAAACGCGGAATCAAAGCTCCGGCCTGCAGCGGTGCGAGTGCGCCGGCCCTCGCGAGCGTTGTGGGCCGCGATTTCCTCATTCAGGACGCGCACGAACTCATCCAGCGCAATGGCCTTGCTGCCGTAGTTCTCGGGCTTTGCGTCGGGCTTGTTACCCGTGTAGGCGCCAGCGAATGCCGGGGGCTTTGCAACGCGGTCGCACAGGTCACGCCAGGCGCGCTCGATGGGCTTGGCCTGGCCGTGATACGGCGTCGCCCAGTGGATCTCGCAGCCCATTGCCGTCAGGAGGCCGGTCGGATCGTCTTCTTTCACCTTGAATCGGAAGCGATTTGCGGTGCCGCCGGTCAGCATCTTGGATGCGAAGCCGCGACCGTTGTCCAGCCAGACCTTGCCGGGAATGCCATAGCGCTCGATCACGTCACGGAACGCGAAGCGCGCAAGGTCCGACGACTCGGTTTCGGCGATGCGGTAGCCCAGCAGTTTGCCGCTGTAGAGATCCTGGACGCCCACCATGATGGGGCGCGCAACCGTGCCGTCCGGCCAACGTGCGAACACGTCGAACTTGTGGCCGTCGCTGTTCACTGCCTCCAGCGCGTGGAACACGCTGCGGTCGCGCTCCTGGGCCGGGAACGTCTGATTGAATCGCTCCTGGCCTTCGCGGGCCATCACCAGGACGGCGCGCGGCAGTTCTGCCTCAACACGGCGGATGAACGTCTTGGCGCACGGAAGTGCGGGCCAATCCTTGGTGGCGGCGATGCGCTGCAGCCGGTCATAGCAGCTTTGCGCACTCGGAGCCTCGACCCGCAGATAGTCGGCCTTGAATAGATCCCAGGCCTCGGCGTGAATCTCTGCCTTGGCCTTGGTCGCGGCGTATGCCGGCACCAACAGAGCGAGGCGGTGCTGCTTCTCGGCTTTGGCCACCAGCGCGGCCCAGCGGCCCAGGCTCGCCACGCTCACGCCGCCTACCTGGTCGCGCTGCATCTGACTGGCGACGATCTGACGCGCTGCCATCAAAGGATGGCCGGCAGCCTGCAGAGCCTCAACGGCCTGCAGGGCGCGCAGCCGGCGTGCGGCTTCGTCCTTCAAATGCTGCGGGACGGCCTCGTAGCGCTTCCACGCGGACGCGATGGAATCGACGTTGGTCTGGCGAACCGCCACGGCCCGCTGCGGCGTCTCGCTGACCTGACCGGCGATGACTGCTGCGGCCTGTACGTCTGGCGGTAGCGCATCAACGGCGTACAGTCGGCGACGACCGCCGCGAGTGGCCTTTTCCTCAAACGCCCAGCCTTCGCGCTTTGCGCGAATCTCGACGGCTCGCTTGGTCTTGCCCAGGCTGCTGGCCAAGGTGGCCAGGTCCAGCATCGAACGGGGGGACATGTTGCCGTCCGCCATTAGGATGCCCTCACGCTCAGGCGGTGCAGTTGGCGCAGGCGCTGGCTTGCGACGACACGCTCACGGTGGGCGCGGCCGATTTCAACGTCCAAGGTTTCGGCGCCCAGCAGCAGCTGGCCACCGATAACCTGGGCCTGCCACTCAGCGAGTAGCGTCCCGCCGCAGATCACTTCCAGCACGGGGGCAACCCACAGCGGAATGTTGAACGTCTCGCGGCTGGGCGCGGTGTAGCCGTCGAGCATCGCCTTGGATACGTTCTGGCCAGTCAGGCGGCTGGCGCGTGCGGCCACTTCGTGCCGGTCCAGGCCTGCAGCGTGCGCGGCTTCCAGCATCTGGCCGACCAGCATGCTGACGGACTTGCGGTAATCCATGGTGCCGTTGACCGGCGCCGAGGGGCGTGGGGTCAAGAAGAAGTCATAGGGCTGGCTGGGCTGACGATTCATCCTTGCGTCTCCTGCTCGGTGGGGGCGCCTGTGCGCCGGGGGGAATCGGTAGATAGAGGCGCTGTTCATTGCGGGGCGCCAATTTGTGGATTGCGGCCTGTCCGCAGGCTGCTAGGCTTTGCATCGGGGGGCAGCAGCGGTTTGCGGCCTCCTGGGCCACGGTTCGGCTTACCGTCGGCGCCGTACCGGCTGGGCCAGATGGCCTGGGGTTCCATTCCGAGTGCCTCTGCAATCAGGGCCTCGGCTTGGGGGTACGGCCGACGGAGAGCGGGATTCAAGCTCGCCCCGTTGGTGTAGCCATTCAGTAGCGCGATCTGCCGCAGAGAGATTTCCTTGCGATGCAGCGCCGCTACGATGTCGGCGGCATGCCAGTCCTTAGCGGGACTGGCTTTTCTCGGGGTATTCGTTGCTGACATTTCGTACCTGTCATTTGAGCGATGACTACGGGGCAGATGCTAAACCCATTTGGGTGCTTGTCAACACCCAAACGTGTTTCGCACTTGGTCAGCGACGACACAAATGGGTGTTTTCGGAATTCTGTCTTTATGAAACAAATACTTACGGGAAGTGCGAAACGATGAATCACGCAGAGAACTTGATTCGCACTTCCGGCGAGGAAAGAGCGAAACCCGAATGGGTGTCGATTGGTGCGCGACTGACCACCGTTCGGGGGTCGAGGACGCAAGGGGAGATGGCCACCCTCATCGGGGTCTCAAAGAACACCTATGGGCGCTTTGAGCGCGGCCTGAGAGAGATCGGGGCGGAGTGCTTGGCTGCGCTGGTGCAGCAGGGCTGGAACGCCAATTGGCTGCTGACAGGCTCGGGCGATGAGCGCCTGGATTCCGGCACGATTCCGCGTCAAAACAATGACTTGCGGCAGTCTCAGGTAGTGAGCCAGTCGTCTGTGAAGATCGCCGCGCAACTGCTCCAGGAGGCGCTTGATGACGCGGATGCTGTACTGGCCCCGGCCCAGTACGGCGAGGCGCTTGTTCTGCTGGCTCAGCTGCTGGAAAAGGGACTGCCGGAAGCGGACGTAAGGCCGTTTGCCCGGCAGACAGTCGGGATGATCGTTACAGGGGCAAAGGATGCAGGAACAGCGGCAACTGGTAGGTAGATTGAGGGCGATTCTGCGGGACGCGATCCCTCGGAATCATTGGGAGACAAGGCTTTCGGACCCCGTGCTGGCAATGCCAGTGCATCTGCGTCGCGCTCGCGCGCGCTATGAGATCCAGGATCTCGCCGCCCGCTATGGTTGGCAGCGGGAAGTGGAACGGGATCTGTTCCGCCTCGGCGTTCCTTCCCTCAAGTATCTGAGCCAGGAGCAGCTCGACCAGGTGCTGGTCAGGCTCAAGGGCCTGGAGGATTGCCTGCAGAACATCTGCGATCCGCCCGATGGACCGCCAGCCCGTTGA